TTTTTATAATATTCAGAAATGCATTTTTAATTGCATCCTTATTTTCTATAATAGGATTTAATATACATTTAATAATGTCTCTTCCAAATTTAAGCGACAACTCAGTAGCTCCTAAAAAAGCATCTGCAAATATTCCAATTATATCAGCTGTTAATTGCTTTGCTTCATCGCTTCTAAATACGCTAAATATATCAGCTAAAGCTACCGCAAAATCTCCTATCATATTCGCTATATCTGTTCCTACATCAAATATACCTACTAATCTATCTTTTATATATTGTTTACTTTGTTCCAGATATTTATCAAAACCTCCTAAAATATTTTCTGCTATTGTTACACCTATAGAAGCCATAGAACCGACAACTTTACCTAGATTGAATGCTATTGAATTAGCAAATTTTTTTGATGCATTAATAACCTCTGAATCAGTAAATATTTCTTTAGCTGATTGTTTAATACCATCTAATGCTTTTGTTATCCCTTCAAAATTAGTATCACCAAAACCAAATTTAAAACCTTCCATGAACAACTCTTTAAGTTCATTAAGTCTTTTCATGAAATTATCAAACCATTCATTTGTCTTATTATTTAGTTCATCCATAGCACCTAATGCATCTGAAGCAACCCCTTCCATGTCTGGAACTGCCCCCGCATCAGAACCACTAGAATCGGTTTTTGTAAGATTATTAATTTCATCAAACCCCATTAGTCCTTTTATTTCTTTTGCTGCTGCTGCCGCACTATCCCCTATTCCACCTACAGCATCACCCGCACTTGTTGCATCATCTGCTACAGCTCCTAAGTCGCTCGCTATACTTCCAAGTCCACTGTTACTACTCTCTTTGGATTTTATCCCGAAAATAGTTTCAATGAATGACTTAAATGCATTAGCTGCTTGCTGTAGTTTTAATATAAGAGCATTTAACCATTTTATTACTGGTGTAATAACCGGTATTAACGCCTGTCCTATAGTAGCCTTAAGTGCATTAAATTGTTCTGATAATATTCTCGTTTGATTTGCAAAACTGTCTTGTGTTCTGCTGAAATCTCCTTGAGCATCTTTAAGAGAATTTAAAACAAACTGATATCTTAAAGCCACCTTTTCGGCTTCACTCATTTTCTTTGTAGTCTTACCAAATCCATTTGCCATGGCATAAGCATCAAGATTTGCCTGTGTCATTACTACTCCCAAATCTTTCAGGCTTTCAGTTTCACCAGTCCATATTGATTTAAGTTTTATAGCTGCTTCCTTAGATGATATATTAAAGAAAGATGATACGTCCCCAGTAAGTTCTGTTATAGCTTTTGATATGTTATAAGCTGACTGTTCACTAAAACCCATAGCTTTTGACATAGCACCATAAGTTCCCATAAATTGCTTACATGCTGTTTCAGACATTCCTAATTGAGTTATAGAAGTTTTTGCAAAATTATTTACTTGTTCCGACATAGTTTTAAATGTTACATCTACAACATTCTGAACTTCTGAAAGATTTGAACCAAGTTCTAAACAGCTTTTAGTAAATCCTACTATTTGCTTTACCGCAAATACTGCTGCAAATGTCTTAGCTGCAAAACCTGCTAAATTAGTTACTTGATTTTTTAGATTTCCACCATTAAGAACTAAGTCTAAATCTATCTGCCCTATATTTTGACTCATAATCTACCTCCTTCCTATGAAAAAGTAGCTTTCGCCCATTGTTGGAACTCCAACATTTTTTTGTTGTAAGCTTCCGGATCTTCTCTTAGCTTTTTATTTTTTCTCTTAATCCAATCATTTCTGATTTTCTTCTGGTCTTTAGTAAATTTCTGTATTGTCTTAGCATCTTTCTCTGCTCTAATGCTTACTATTTGACCTAATGGAGTTTCTGGCATAATTCCGCTCAATAATGAGCAAAACTCCGACCAGTTCATATCGTCAACTGTTCGGAGTCTTATACCATATTGCTTTGTGAAGCTTGAAGCTATTAAGTCCCAATCTTCTTCTAAATCATAATAACTTTCATTATTTGATTGCTTTGATTTGTTGCTGAAATCGCGCTTCTACTGTTTCTAGTTCCTCCCCAGTTGCAGCAGCCATTACTGCTAAGAATACTGTTTTAACATTACCTGCTGATAAGTGCATTTCATCAAGTTCTTTTGCTTGTTTTTCACCTAGCAATTTAGTAAATACAGTATCAAATACTTTTGTCTGGTCCGATTCTTTTCCTACAGCCGATTGCGCAGACATAACTACTTTAAAATCATCATTTACCTCAAATACCTTTTCGCCTATTTTTACAACTGGTTTTTCTAATTCAATTTTACTTGTGATATCATAAACTTTTGACATTGTTAATTCCTCATTTCTTTATTTTAATAATTTAAAAAGAGAGCCATTATAGGCTCTCATACTAATCTGCTGAATATTTTGTATATGTTGGCTTACCATCACTCTGTAACTCCCATTCAAGTCCATCAATTCCTGCACTGTCTCCACCCAAAGATGTAACACTAATTACACCTGGAATTATGAGAGCATCACCATTTGGAAAAGTAATTTTCATGGCACTATTACAGTCTTGACCATTTTTATAAGCAAGTCCTGCAACATAATCATTACCTGGATCACCATAGTTTCTTTTACCACCCATAGAGATACCAATAGATTTAGAAGTCATAATTCTTCTTACCCATCCTCCTTGGTCCATTGGGTTCCATTCTTCTATTCCGTTATCTATAGAAATAGATAAACTTTCAGCATCCTTTACAACTGTATAAGTTGCTGTTGATAGTGCGCTGTCTTCTGGTCTACCTGTCATGCATACTCCAAAAGTAATTTCATTAACTGGATTTACTCCACTTTTAACTGCTCCTGCCATTATTCAACTTCCTCTCTTTCATAACATATATTTAAGTAAATAGTAAATTCATAGATACCATTATCATTAGCACCTAAGGCTATCGGCTCATCATTTTTCATTTTAAAAAAGCATCTATGATTATTAATAACAGCCTGTTGACCATTAAAAATATCATAAATGCTTTTTACTTTTCTCTCTGCCACATCATAGTTTTTACCATAATGCACTAATATACTTATAGTTTTATTTCCTGTAGAAGTGTTCTCAAGTCCTCCTACTGCTATTTTACTGTTACTTCCTTCCCTGCCATACAAACATAAAGCCTGTTCTTTAGATGCATCTATTTTGCCTATATAACAAGTTATTGAAGTATCATTTATCTGTAGCTTTAACCAGTCTCTAATATCTTTTAAAAACATAATTAAGTACCTGCCAATCTTCTATAACACCTAGCATATGCTTTTTGTGCAAAATCTTTTTTATCTCCATCTATATAATCATCTAACCAGTTCCCTTTTGCATGCGGGTTTTTATCAGTACGAAAATTATACTCTGGATGATAATAAAGTTTTCTAGCATATGGAGTGTCATAGATTAATTTAAGTCTACCTCTATTCAAATCAGAATTATCTATAAAGGCAGACATTTCTAATGTACCATCCTGCTTTGGTACTACTTGATCATTGTTTATTTCTGTCTTAAGTGCTTCGCCTGTCATATCAAGTGCCATTTTCTGAACTGCTGTAAGCCTTCTTATTCTGTTGTTATTAATTCTTATCCTAAAACCACTCATGACAAATTTAACTCCGTAGAAAATATAGAACCATCAGGGTTTAAAGGTCTTTCAACAGAGACTACTTTCTTCTTATCTCCATTTACTAGCAAGTACCCTTCTCTTATTGGTATATTACCCTCTATAACAGCTTTACCTGTTAAAGTGATTAATTGCTTATCAGCTGTCACAACCTGTCTTTGTTTGTCTGTATAAATGCATTTATCATCAAATACTAATTCTTCTATATCCTCACCATCCTCACTTAAATAAGAACTATATACCTGTATAGATGTATTTGCTAAGAACTTTGGAAAAGGTAATTTCATTCCCATACTTATAACCTCCTACAACTTAACCCTGTAGAATTTAAGTAGTTTAATACTTCTTGTGTAGTAGTTACACCATTAATCTTCTGTGCATTAAAGCTTATACTTGTACTACCTGCTGTAAATCCACTTAAAGGCATATCAATATATGGTCCATACTGTTCTATAAAATCGGCATGTACACATATAGCCTTTTTAATTTTGTCTTGCTGGAATGGAGTAAGATTATCAAATCCTATCCCAGTGATTCTGTTATAAGTTAAAGAATTAATCTGATCTGTAGCTTTTTCTAATTTACTACTTAATTTTTCTGTTATAGTTCCTGAAAAGCTATTATAGTATTCTTCATCTACATAACTCATACTACTCACCTTGAGCTGATTCAATAGCACAAATTATATCAGGCTTAGTTTCTGCCTTTCCTATATCAACTTTCATTTCTGCCGCATACGTCTTTAATTGCTCAACTGTCATAGCATTTAACTTTAAATCTTCATTTTCCTTTTCAAGTTCTCTACATCTTTTCTTTAAATCTAAGTTCTCATCTTCAAGCTTTTTATAATCGTTATATGGGATAGTTTTACCTACCCCATATTCTATTACTTTTCCATTTTCCATAATATCAAAACCTTGCTTAACATATGAATTCTTTTTAGATTCATCTATTTCATAAACTTTATTTCCTTTGACTGCTTTCATTTAAATTCCTCCTATGCTTGAATATTCATGGCAACTCCATCTACTTTCTTTTCAAGTAAGAATAAATCGCCATAATTTCTATTTTGATATAAGTAACCATCAGCTGTTCTTGAATCTGTTCCAGGTGTAAATAACTTAATGTAAGCATATTTATCTCTACATACTACACATGATGGATGTATTAATATAAAGTTTATTTGTTTTGCTGTTGAATCTGGAGAGCAACCTTCAGTAAAATCATATAAAGTTTTCATTCTTGCAGCTGGAACCATCTTAATAGTAACATCATCAATACTGTGAACTTTTCTATTAATAGAATTTGGAGTTGTCACAATAATGCTTCTTTCAATTCCCTCTGCTTGCTTTATTATCTTATTCATAGAAGGTGTTACATAAAGTATTCTTCCTTCTTCTGGTACACCGGCTTCATCCATTTTTGACATAAACTCATCAAACTGTTCTAAGAATACAGATGCATTAATAACTGTACTGTCAATAAGTGCTGCTTTGTATGTCTTTAGTTCAGAATGTAGTTTACTAAATCTATAACAATCTTTTTCTGGTATTGCTTGCTCTGTTTCAAATGTATTTTGGATATTTGCAACACTTAAAGTTAAGTTTGTTTCATCAATATCCATAGGATCAATCCAAAATTCAATATCTCTATCATGTGAAAGTTTCTTTGGTTCCCAATCATTAGACATTGTACCTGCATTAAATCCTGGTGTTCTTGTATGGTCTTTATAACCACTTAAACTCATCCTAGGTAACTTAATTGTTTGAGCATTAATAAACTGCACACCTAAGTTACTCTTAGTTAAGTCATCAGACTTTAATTCTGTTTGATATTTCTGTTGTAATAAATTTGTAAATTGTTCAGCGTAATCATATACTGCCATTTTTTTATCATCTCCTAATTTAATATTTTTATTTAATGCCAAATATGGCCTTTAAAGCATCTTCATTACTTCCTTTAGAATCTCCAGCACCGCCACCTAGCTTTCTAAAACCTTTTTGTTTTTGTTCTTCTTGCTGCATATCACCTTTAAAATGTGGATATTGTTCTAATACTTTATCTATAGCTTGGTCAATAGTAACATCATCAGTAACTTTTGCTTTTGCTAATACAACAACATCATCAATTGATTTAGGATTAACACCTTTAGTTAAGCACGTAACCTTGGTCTCTGCTAATATTGCTCTTTCTTCTGCCTCTAACTTTGCTTTTTCTGCATTTGTTAAAGCTTCTGACTGCTTTTCAGATTCTGTTTTTTGACTATCTTGCCATTCTTTAAAAGCTTTTAGTTCTTCCTTAGTAGGCTGTCCCTTCTTTTCTCTCTTGAGTCTATCTTTTATAAGATTATCAACTTCTTCTTGACTAAAGGTCTTTTCTTCTGATTTACCTTCGTCTATTTCTTCAGTTCCTTCTTGACCACTTTCGCCTGTTCCTCCTGCACCTCCATCAGCTTCCATTAACCTAGACATCCCTAATCTTTTTCTTAAATTACAGTTTTGTATAAACATAAAACCCTCCATTTATAGCCTGTCGGCTGTTAATTCCATGTATCTTTTACCCTCATAAACAAGTTTTGGAGCATAATAAAAAGCCTTAGCTTCCTAAGACTCCATTAATCTTAAATAGTATTCTATTCAATAATTTAATTACTGGTAATATTAATTTATGACTTAGTTTATCTTTTCTCTCCATGGTATTCTCCTCAAGTAATCATGTTCTGCTAAATGTTCCCTTAGTTGCTTATGATAATCTCTTACCCTAGCATCTGCTGTTCTTGCATTATCTTCATCAACTGAACCTTCTGCAATTCTCTTCTGTTTTCTTATATTTCTCTCAAGATATCTTTGTTTCTGCTCTGCATTATATTTCTCAAGAGCTTGTTGCTTCTCTTCCTCTGTTTGTGGAGTAGGCATTGTGTTTACACCTGGAATAAATGTTGTAGGGTGATGCCTGCAATTAGCATGAAGAAATCCTTCTGCCATAGCTGTACTTAATAAAGGATAATTACCTTCTTTACTACTTCCATTACTGTATACATCATCTATAAGCACTCTACCTTGCCAAGGAATGCATTTACTACAAGTATTACCATGACTAGCTGTCATAACCGTATGTACTCCAAATTCATCTCTTTTAATACCTTCTGACATTAGAGTAACTCTTTGATTAGCTGTTCTTATACACATTTCTGCATATGAAGCTATATTGACATTAGCACCATTAGAATAAGTAATACAATTAAGGCCTTTATTCAAGAAATCCTTTGTTGCCATATCTACAGCACCAGTAACTGTTGTTGCACCATTCTGTTGATACATCTGTGCTTTAAATATTGTCTGTCTATACACATCATCCATCTTTCTCAGTGCTGCTTGATTTGCTTTATGCATATCCTGCTTAACAGACTTAATAAGATTAAACACTTTATCCTCATTGACTTTAAAAAAGTTTTCCTCGGGTGACCTTATAGTTTTCTTTCTGAATAAGTTTTTAAATTTATCCACCAATCTATTAAAGAAATTATCTCCATTTTTAAGTCCTTGCCTATAACTATCTTTTAATAAACTATCTATCTGTCCATCTATAAGCTTTTGGTATTGTTTAATAATCTTCTTATTTCGATTTCTAAATGACTTTATACCTCTTAACTTACCTTTTTGCCATTGTTCCCACTCCATATTTTCTTTTACTTCTTCCATTAGATGGAGTTTATAGGTTCTTTTCATAGATTTTATTAAGTCAAGTTCCATCTCAGCATAAATCTGTGATATATCATAAGAATTTAACTTTGCCATCTACATCATTCCTCTACTGGTATATTTTCAGGATCATCTAATCCATCTATACTCGTTGCTGGTTCTTCCATGGTTGCTCCATTTTCTTCTTTAAGTCTTTGAACCTCTGTTGCCTTGTCTTCTTCACTCCATGTATCTCCATAAAGTTCCTCTATACACTGCTCTGTAGACATTATTCCATAACTCTTAGCTTTTCCTACTGTTTCAACCACATTATCAAATGAAGGTGATGCGTACTCTCCAAATTTTACTGTTGCTACATACTCTCCAGGATTTTTATTAGCCATTATATCATTTACTCTTAGTGTTATAGATATAAGAAGTGGTATAACCTCACTTAAAGTATCAACAATTTTACCTCTAGTATATAAAGTTGCTTTTTCCTTTTCTCTCTGTGCTTCTGCATTATCTGTTTTCTTTAAGTCGATTCCAAGTGTAGAAGGTGAAATAATACCTTGTAAACACATATCTAATGCACTATTATAACTATTTATAAATGCATCATAATTAATAGTTGCCTGTTTCATATCTATTTCATTCTTACAATCTTCCTGCAAACTTGAGCCAACTTTAATAAATTTATTATCAAAACTGTTAGGCTTTAATAATTCTCCAGTGGTTGGATTCTTAGGTATTAAGTCTTCAGGAATATATTTAACTACTCTTCCATCACGAATGGCATCAATCCATTGACTTATTACCTCATCAATTGCATCAAAACTATCTGATTTACTATCAAATAAACTTTTGCCTCTACTATCCCATTTAGGAGACTTGAAGAACATTAAAGGAATCCCCATTATAAAATCCCCATTAAATGCAACATCTTCTAGATCTTTTGTAGCTTCTATAGTAGTCAAAGGTAATTCTTTTCCATACTCATCATATAAATTATATTTAACATATCCCTTTCCATATGTTTCAATTAATTTGTACTTTTTTTGTCCCTGTTCATATAAATTTGAATATTTTATTTCTTGTAGTCTACCTCTGTTAAGAACATATTCAACATTATCTGCTTTGTAGAATTCAATTATTGGATATTGACTTACATTTGTATCAATAGAAATTTTAAAAGCTCCATCTCCTGCAATCAATGTTTCTGATATTGCTTCTTGAACTATTGAATTAAATTTATTGTCTATACTTATTTCTTCCCATATCCTACTATCTACATCTTTTTCTAATGAAATACTATCCAAATCAGCTATTACAATATCAGTCAATCTATCTACGATTATTGCAGGTAATCCACTATGCAATTTTCTAATGTTTAAATCATTACTTGGAACTGCACTCCAAAATCTAGATTTATTTACTGGATCA